TAACATTGTAGCATCATCGCCGTTCCAGGTCAAATAGTCCTTACTCATACGGATTAGTCGTTCATAACGAACATTCATCATACCCAAGGGTGCTAGGATAGTTTTGACAAAATCCGGATCAGCATTGAGCAACGCCTGCGGTGTAGGAAACCAGTATAAGAATTCCGGTAAGGTCATCTTAACTGGCTTACGACTAGTTTGATTGAGCATGATAACACCGACCATATGCTCCCAGGCATTTGATACCTGTTGTTGGACCATTAGGTCATCGCGCAAGGGCTCAAAGAATTTCATTTAACATTAGATGTATCGTAGGTTTGAGCAAAAATATCTTTCTTCACTACACCGTAATCATTAGCACCGTGTCGAACAATATAGTCTTCTCCTGACTTATAAGCCAAATCACCCCAGCTAGCATGTACTACGCCGTCGTGATCTGCTAGTTTGGCATGCTTATGTATCTGCTTGGGAGTAGCAGTGCCATCCCCGTTGTCATCATAGAGTTCAGCAAATTTCTCAGCACTTACTGGATATTGTTCACCTTTAGGACCTGTGATAATTTTGTGCCCGGCCAAATAGCTAACTGGGCCTTCTAACGTGTCTACAGTTCCGGAGGAGATAGCTGTTTTATAATGTATAGGTGCAGATTTTTTGTAAGTTTCAAATGCACCAGTCTTAAACCAATTGTCAGTAATACCTTCCATTGATTCTACGATATTAATAAATTCTTTAATCATTGTTTGTCCAATTCTTTAAATGCTTCCGGAGCACGTTTTTCGGCAAGTTGACGCTGAGCTTGAGCATCGTGTGCTTTGCGTAAAATATTAGCATCACCTGTAGGTAAGGCAACCAATACATATACCCGGAAACGGCCGCCTTCTGCTACACGCTTGATATCACGCACTTCGACACCAGTCAAGTCGACACTCTTACAGCTGGTACGCAAGGCCATTTCACTGACTTCGGTGCTGGTTGCTTCTGAGTCTGTACGATAAATTTTAGTTTGCTGACTAGCAGTACCGCCAGCTGCCATACAGATCTTACCATATGCATCTGCTTTGGCCTTATGATCTGCCATACTAAAGTCAGCACTAACAGCACTACCAGATTCAAATACTGCTGAATTTGAAATTGGAACTTCAGTCATCCATTTAGGAGCCTGACTAATTGCCTGTTCAACATATCGCTGTTGGAGATACCGTTCATTGTCGGCACGTTTTTGATAGGGATCAGTTGTACCACATGCAGCCAATGCAGCCACGATTGGTAATAGTGTTAGATATTTTTTCATTTAGAATTTCCAGTCATTTGATCTTTGGTCCAATTAGCGGCACCTGAAATGTCGTTGCCAAAACCGGCAACTGTGCCACATGCTGTTAGACTACTTAAAAGTAAAGCAACAATTAATTTTTTCATTTTGCCAACTCCGTGCTTTGTGTTTTAACTGTTTCGACGCCCTTGTCTAACATTTTAGCAATGCCGGTGAAACCTACGGTGGCTAATACCAGTCCAAAAATTGTGCCTGCGATAAATGCCTTCATATAGTGCCTTTCTTTTTATCAAATTACATACTACAATACATATTATACTGTCAGAGACTTAGATTGTCAACCTACCATTTATCTACTACAATCCAATTGGCAGCAGAATTATCTAATTGGCAAATAACACCGTAATAGACTTTCAGTTCACCTTTGGCTTCTAAGTGTTCGCTGAATAATCTACAACGACTATTTTGGTAATTAAAGTATTTGGTTACTCTAGCTGGTCCAACTTCATTTTCTAAAATTACATCACCAATCTTAGTCTTATGATTAATCTTTTGGCCTTCACTACAAACTGTTACTGATTCGGTATTAAATGTTCCACCTAGCCCTACTAATAGATTTTTTCGAGCTTTTTCTTGTGCAATCCGGCATAGCGTATCTTCAGAATCAGCACCAGTGTGGCTATCAGTTAAATGATGAACTACGCCGTCTACAGTTAGATCAAATGTGACTGCACATTTACCTTGCGATATATTTTTGGTTAAATTGGTTACTGCACTTACAGTATGTTGACTAGCCAATTGACTAGCCGAACGTATGTCACAATCTGCCCACGCAAGTTGACTAGCCAAAAGAGGTATTAGTAGTAGACGTTTCATGATTTATCGCACGAATATGAGTACCACCAAATGGTAGCTTTTAACTTACTATTGTATTCACGATCCACTAGGCTTAAATTATCCGGATCTGGATCAAAATTTTTATCTTGTTTGATCTTTTTAAGATGTGCCAATTGCTGATCGGCTAGCTCACAGCTAACTGGATAGTTAGCTAGAGCTTCGTAGGTTAGTGGTCCGGCCCAGGGGTTTGGACTTTCATGCTCGTAGCACCCTGCTAGCAGTAGTACTACTAAACACATTGCCAATTTCATTTTACATACTTTCTAATAAGATTCCAGCACTCTTCATTACTAGTATTATAAAACAATTTGGCTGCGCTGTCAACATCTTGTCCACTTTCTGTTGCAATTTGTTTCCGTATTATGGTCGGACACCAATTGAGAAATGCTTGCCCGACTCGATAATCTGGATTACGCATGTACTCCCAATTATAATGTTTGACAAACTCATCAAACTCTTGCGGGCTGAGCATTACTGACTAAATTTATAATTGATTCCGGCTAGAATAAAACTAATGGCAGCACCGGTATAGTCACCTTTGCCTAAATCTTCAAAACCACAAAGGGTTAGCCACCCAATTAGAAACCAAGTAATTTCTGTTTGATTATTCAAATACCATGATCTAAAGCTATTCATCCTCTTACTCCTGTGTTTGTTATTGTTACTTCGGGTCCTTCACTTTCAAAATCCATTCCGCTGCCTCTTCCTTCATAGCAACGACCGTTCCATTTTAATTTCAACTTGATTGCCTTGTTAATGATTACATCAAGTTGCTGTTGAAATACAAATTGATCAACAACTGCTTCAGTTAATTTGGCACTCTTAGCCATTTTAACCTTGCAGGTATTACTGTGGCGAACTATCTGCGACATTGCCCGCCTCCAATTCTGCAATGCGATTTTCAAGAGCATCAATATGATCGGCCATCTGCATTAATAAATTGTTAGTATTTTGACTAGTTGTTCGTAGCATATCTGCCACACTAATTTTTGGTTGTTGTTCTTCTACAATTTTAATTTCTTCTGACATTTTAAATCTCCAATAAAATATTTGGGTTCCAGCCGCTTTCCTCGTAGCCATCATAGCCGCGTGGATTACATACTATTCTAGTAGTACCGATCATGTAGTCAAATGGATAATGCGTATGCCCGTGTGTCCATAATTTAATCTGCGGGTGGTCAAGGATAAATTCATTCAAATCGCTGTGGTACCCGGCATTCATTATAGTTTCGTGTGCGTACATTTCATGCACACTAGCAAAACTTGGACTATGATGACCAACAACTACATATTTGTTAAATGGGTTACTTTCTACTACTTCTTTGATATAGGCTTTAGTACGACTGTGTCGGTCCATGATATCGGCAGCCTTAAGCGGACGATATCCAGCATGTTCTACCCGAATGATTTTAAAATCATTCATCATAGAGGGCAAGGCATGCATAGTCAATGGATCACCTTTATTACAATCAGTCCATAATGTTCCGCCCACAAAAGTAACATCGTCAATTACCTTGGTATCACGTTCCAAAAAGTAGATGTTGCTAAATGATTCCTCACACTCCTGTCTTAGGATATCTATAGTTTCCGCCCACTTGCCGTCATAGAATTCATGATTGCCGGCTATGTAGATAACATGTGGAAATTGGAAGCTACAGCGTTTAAGGAATTCTCTATAACGTAAGGCGGCCTGTTGACGATAACTCATACTATCAACCAATGCTTCACCGGCCCACGCCATGCTCACAGGCTTCGCTCGCTTAAGATGATCAGCGACCATGATATCTCCGCCTAGAATAAGGACGTCATAGTCGTTGTCATTTTTAATCTGTATGTCAGCAAACTCTAAATGTAGATCGCTGACTAGTTTAATTTTCATTGCTCAAACCCTTCTCGCAGAAGTTTTGCCTCTTCACGGCTATTCTCACAGGACTGACACAACACGCGGATCCATCCACCTCGTCTAGTTTCACCAGGTACTCCGCAACTTTCACAAGTAACACCAGACATTGACTCCGCCATGCTAACTAACCCAGCAACATATTCATCTCCGCCTTGATAATAGAATCGTAGCGAACCGAACTTTTCTTTGACTTGTTGTACAACTACCTGTGGAACAATTTCGCCATCTTTATTTTTCCAATCTAAGTGATGTTGGATGTTTTGGCATAACTGAACTAGGATATTAGCCCAGCCTGCACCCACAGCAATACCACCGTACTTACCTACAAACATTTTTGGATATACTTTTGGAAAGTATTCTTGCATTTCTTGTTCTGTCATAGCTTGCTCCTTGTATTATGTATTTTACATGAAAATGCAGTCGGTGTCAATCTTTTGTAACCTTATATAGACCTTTTTGGCTAGGCGTTGTATTATTGGATTTGAGATATTGCCAAATTGTTTAACATATGAATGTAGAGCAGGACTAACATATTGACTATTGAATTTTAATTTACTCAGGCTGGCAAATGTTGGCATGTATCTTAGCGCACGAGTTTTACCTAGACTTCTACATAATTCGATGGCTATGCTAATCGCGTAGGCATCTATTTCGTCAGGGTCTTCTAGATAGGTATTACCATTATAAAAAACTTCAAAGATTCTTTTACGGCTTTGGCGTTGATGTCTAAACTCGTGTACAGTGGCATCAAATATTTGTATTAGCAAATTAGTTATATGCAATTCGTCCCAAACTAAGTCTTTGGTGAAATTATGATATATGCTTATTTCTATTGCTATTTCTCGACGATGATCATCGATCGGGTCATAAAATGCATTAACACAGAATTCGTCTAAATCTAGTGTTCGATCTCTCAGACTCTTTATTCTAATATCAAACCCTTGGGTTCGAAATTCTCTGCGTAGGCTAGTTAGTAATGATTGGAAACTTACACCCGATTTGCTTTTGTTCCTTACGGTCTTACAAACTAAACAAACGGATTCCATTACGCTATTCATTACTATAACCTATAAGTTATCCTACCTTTAGTTAAATCATAAGTGCTGACTTCTAATCTAACTGAATCACCTTCGATAATTCTTATTTTATGCTGTTTAAGTTTCCCGCCCAGGTAACACAGTAGTAAATCGGGCATATTTTCTACACGCACTCTAAACATATTAGCAGGTAGAACTTCTTCTACAGTACCGGTTAATTCTAATAAATCGTCTTTACTCATGCATTTACTTTTTGAATAGTCCAACTACCATCATGGTTATCAGTCCATTCCAATGTATCCCCTTCTTTCCAACCCTGAGTTTCTAAAAAATCATCCGGAAACGGCAATAATAAATCGCCTGTTGCAGGATCTTCTTCTACAGTTATAGTCCAATTTGTTTTCATATTATTATTTAACCTAGTGTTTATCTTTAGGCCATGGAACTGGAATCCAACCTAATCTGTTGAAATCTCTTTCGATTTCATCGGTTACTGTACCTTCTGGAACATATTTTTTGGCAGCAAATTCTGCTTGTGCATCATGCTCCTGTTCATTTGATAGTGCCGCAAATCCACCCATACCACTGCAATACCAATCCATATAGTCGCCCTTACCTATGAAGTCAGATACTAGTCCGCCGGCGGCACGCCAACTACAGGACCAATATTCTTCTTTTAGTATGGGCCATAAATCACGTGGGCAATATTGCATATTGCATAATGCCGCATAGAGATTTTGAGCATAGTCATCACGAGTCCTAATTTTATTCAGGATCTCGTCATCACGCCAAATATCTTCTATGAGATTATATTCCTTCATTCGTGCCATGCGCCCTGAAAACAGTGCCGAGTTTCGTGACCCAGGGTGTGCATTGTTGGGTTTTTAAAGGTATAGATAATACAGTTATTCACGCCGTTAACTGGGGCATCATTAAATGAACAGGCTTGCACAGCCATTTTAAATCCGGTTCCACCTCTGCGTCGGCTTTCTTTATCACAAGCTGCCTGTACATCATCAACAGGGATCCATCGGATATTGCTTTGAACTGCAATATTTTTAGCGGTGGAAAATGGCATGATCGGATTATCTTCAAATCCGTATGCAGTGGAACTTACCATTAATACTAAAAATAAAAACTGTTTCATACTAGCCTTTCTGTGCCTATTTTGGTGTAGACGGAAGGATTCGAACCTTCAAAGTCGCTCTAAGAGCTAGACCCTTGCCCTCCCCAACAAATGCTGGGGAGGAGGTATACCAAGTTCCACTCACGTCTACATTGTTATTATAGTGCCTTTTGTAAATACTGTCAATGCAATTTTCTACAATACCCTTCGATAAGATTACATATTTTGGACAGCAAACCATGCTGGATCGTCCATTATTTAACACGAGTTGGATATTGGGCCGTTTTTGTAATTATAAATGTAGCTATTGCTGGCCCTATGCTCGCAGTGACAAAATGGACTATCAGCCATTTGAAGTCTATACTCACGCAATAGATGAGATTAAACGTCAAGCTCGCCAAAATGGATTTACTCAATTTCACTGGTCATTCAGCGGAGGCGAACCTACAGCATACAAGCAACTGCCCGATTTAGTAAAACATCTAGATGAAACAGAAAGTCCCTATCAAAGCATACACATGACAACCAATTTGAGTCCGGGATCAAAATGGTGGAAGACATGGTGTACTAATACAGCTTTATTACAGCGTCGTAGTATCACAGCTAGTTTTCATGCAGAGTTTGCTAAAGAGCAAGAGTTTGGTGACAAATGTCTACAGTTGATTTACGAAGGAGTATATGTTACAGTTAATCAAGTAATGGTTCCTGAACAGTTTTATGAAACACTAGAACGTTGTAATCGGTTACGTTCCAAAGGAATTAATGTAACACTTAAACCACAAAGCAATGATACTGCAACTGCTATCGTAGATGGATATACTCCCGAAATGATCAAGATCATGCAAGATGACTTTGAACAACAAGAAGGTTATCAGATTAGATTAACAGACGGTCATCAAGATTATTATATCGATCAAGCAGAACGATTTAATGCGTTGGGTTTTAATCAGTTTACTGATTGGACTTGCAACAGCGGATACCAAAGTGTTATAATAAGAGGTGACGAAGTAAAACGAGCATATAGTTGTCAAGAAGAATCTTTGGGCACAATAGAAAAATTTACTTTGTTTTCCAACCCTAAAAAATGTGTAACTACCAGATGTGTTAGCTCAGCAGATAGCAAGGTACCAAAATGCAAATAGATACCGAACACTTACATTTTTGGATGCAGGCCATCCGACAAAGTCCAGATCCTATGAGAACTATGGACGCATTTTGGCAAGGGCAAATTAAAAGCAAAGAATGGTTAATAGACAATATTAAACCCTATGTTGCTAATGCCGTGAGTATAGATATTCACGGAGGATGGGTAGGTGTCTTGGCCAGTCTTTTATTTCAAAGTGATATCGCAATTAAATATCTGCGTAGTATAGACATAGATCCGGCATGCCAGCCGATCGCCACAATGATGAATAAGATAGAAGAGCAAGACGGATACTTTAAGGCTGTTACCGCTGACATGTGCGAAGTGGAGTCTACAAGCGATATCATAATTAATACCAGTTGTGAACACATCACACAGGAGCAGTACGATAAATGGTTATCAAATTTACCAGACTCAAGTCTGCTGGTACTACAAAGTAACAATTACGATATTCCGGAGCATGTTCGATGGGCCAATGATCTCGGTGATTTTCAAAAACAAAGTAATATAAATGTACTGTGGAGTGGCGAGTTACCTACACAGTTGTATAATCGTTATATGTTAATAGGCTACAAACATGTTTAAATTTAATGAACTAAACGCTCTTCAAATTGAAATAACTAATCGCTGTCAAGCAGCCTGTCCACTTTGTGCAAGAAACGTGCATGGTGGGTTAGATAATCCTATAATGAAGTTAAATGATTGGTCTCTCGATGATTTCAAAAGAATTTTTAATAAAGAAGTATTGTTACAGATTAAATCTATTGATTTCGCAGGAACTGCTGGAGAGCCCACACTTAATAAAGATTTAATTGCCATGTGCGATTATGTTAAGACAACTAATCCAGCTATATTCATTAGTATTTTTACTAATGGTGGCGCACGAAATTCTAAGTGGTGGGCAGAATTAGCAACAGTAATGCCATTCAATCATAGCGTAGTTTTTGCATTAGATGGATTAGAAGATACTAATCACCTATACAGAGTTAACGTGACATATGATATGGTTATAAAGAACGCAAAGACTTTTATAGCAGCAGGTGGCTATGCAACGTGGCAGTTTATACAGTTTAAACATAATCAACATCAAATTGAGGAAGCTAAACAACGAGCTAGGGATATTGGATTCAAAGCATTTTCATTAAAAACTAGCCGCAGGCACGGTGACGAACCATTTAAAGTACTAGATAGAGATGGTATTGTTACACATTACTTAGAATCTTCAGATTCTGCTCCTATCAAATTTATTAAGAAGGGAGACTTTGATAATTTTAAAAAATGGGATAAAGCTGATGAAATCCATTGCTATGTTAAAAAGAATAGAGAAATTTATATTGACGCAAACTACATAACCCTGCCTTGTTGCATTATGGGATCGTTAACCTATTTAAATATTGATTATAATAAAGAATATTATAAACAGTACAACGTCTACGATTCAGTGTCAAACTATGATGCCGGCACTGGATTAAATGAAAGTTTTTCAAAACTGGTAAATGATATGGGTGGATTTGATGCTATTGATGCTAGTAAAGTAGACATTAAAAGTTTGCTTGAATCGGAGATGTGGCAAACAATTATGCAGAAGAAATGGAAGGATAAAGATTCTGATGTATGTATTAAGATGTGTAGTGCATCTAGTCCTTTTTCCACTATGGAAGATCAAGACACTTATGTAGAACGTTTTAATTAAAATACGTATCGAATCCGCGACCGGCCCTATTTGTTGTACCTCGTATAAAGAAATCAGCAGTTAAGCAAAAACGATTTTGTCCACTGTTGTTAACTTCGGCTTCGTGTTCTAAATGGCTAGGGAAGCAAACAGTCATATTGTTTTTAGGAGTTATTGAATAATCTTTGCAATTAATTAAATTTGTAGTATGATATTCAACATCTAGCATAGCAGGGAATAAATTTAAATAATGAGTATTCTTCTTAAAAATAAGATTACCACAGTTTTCGTATGTATCTAAGTAAGTAGTTAATACAAACACACAATTATTATGTATATGGGGTCTATTATATTGACCAGGTTTATGTCTTGTAATCCAACTATGCTTAATGCTAATACTTAAAGACAAATCTACACATAATATGTCTCTCCAGTACGTGTTTGCAATGTTAATTGTATTTGCTTTTAGCTGTGCCAATTCTTGACAATCGGTTAATACTTGAAATGATTTTGAAATATCAAGATAGTGGTTTTCTTTACTATGCCATGGCATATATTCTAATTTGTTTTTTATAAAATCCATAGTGTCTACGGGTAATTCGGGTGATTCGAATATGGATATAGGAACTGGAAATAAATTAATAGTAGTTGACATAAGAATATTTATGCCACTATAATCCTTAAATAAATATGATGATATGTATAAATTTAAAGAAATAGGCGCCCTTCACGTTGAACTTAGTTCAAATTGTCAAGCCAGTTGTCCTATGTGCGCTAGAAATCATCACGGCGGCAAAGATAATCCCTTGCTCAAAGTTAAAGATATTGATCTTAGATTCTTTATTAGAATGATTCCTAGCAGGCTTGTAGAACAATTACACACTATAACAATGTGTGGAAACTTCGGTGATCCATTGCTTAATAATGACTTACTTAATATTGTCAAATATATTACTATGAACAATCCTAATATTAGGATTGATATACATACTAACGGAAGCCTACGTTCGACTAAGTGGTGGGCAGAATTAGCCGCAGCATTACCCGACAATCATCTTGTACAATTTGGTATTGATGGATTGGAAGATACTCACGCACTGTATCGTGTGGGGACGGACTTTAATAAAATCATTGACAATGCTAAAACATTTATTAATGCTGGCGGCAAAGCTCGCTGGAACTTTATTACATTTAGACACAACGAACATCAATTGGAAACCGCCCGACAGATGGCTAAGGATTTAGGATTTGATAGCTTCTATGAAAAGCAAACTAGCCGCTTTATAGGTAACCCTTGGTTTGATGCTTACGATAAAAATGGGAATGTAACCCATCGATTAGAAAATCCAACGGAACAAAAATTAGTGTTTGTAGATAAAAAGACTGTAGAAAACTATAGAGAATTAGTTGCTAGTGCAACAATTAAATGTGAAGTTGAAGAACTTAATAGTGTATATATAGATGCACTAGGATACCTATGGCCTTGTTGCTTTGTTGGAGCCACTCCATATATACATACAACAGAACAACAACTTGTTCATGATTTTCAAACAGATAGTAAATCAAGCCTTAATAGACTGCTAGAAAAATTTAAAGGTATTGAACAATTAAATTTACGTAAGAGGTCTGTTCAGGAAATAGTAGATAGTCCTGAATGGCAAAGTCAGTGGGACGAATCCTTTGAAGGTGATAAACTACATGTCTGTGTAAGAACTTGTGGTAAGTTTCCCGATGCTGTTATTAGTCAATGCCGCGATCAATTTGTAGACCTGGACACATTTAATGAATAAGGTATTTTGGCTACAGCCCGAAACAACCCAACTAGGTGATTGGCAAAAACAAATTACCGAGCTAACCGGAAGTCCTAGCTTTTGTGTCCTACCGTGGATACATCTGGCCACCCGCCCTAATGGTGATATGCGTATATGCTGCGTGGCAAATGCGTCAGGTGCCGATAGTGGTGAGTACGATGTGGGGCTTGTTAAAAAGGAAGATGGTACTCCTGCTAATTTTGGGCATGATTTGCCCACTGAGGCATTTAATAACAACTATATGCGATCGGTGCGTAAAACAATGTTAGCTGGTGAAGTGCCAGCTAGCTGTTTAAAATGCTATCAAGAAGAACAACAAGGTGTTGCCAGTAAGCGTATCTGGGAAACAGGCACCTGGCATTTACAAGAAAAAATCGATATTAAAGAATTAATTGCAGAAACGCAAGCAGACGGTTCTGTACCTTATAAGTTACAGTATTTAGATCTTCGCTTGGGAAATACTTGCAATCTCAAATGTATTATGTGTAGTCCACACGATAGTAGTTTATGGACTCCCGAACATAAAAAAGTATATCCGCTCTTTCAAAGTCCGTTAATTAAAAAACAAATGGGCTGGGATAAAAAAATGCACAACAACAGCTGGCATGAAAATCCCGAGTTCTGGGAAGAAGTCTATGATCAAATTCCCAACATTAAACAGTTGTATTTTGCAGGTGGTGAACCGTTGCTCATAAAAGAACATAAGGTATTTCTTTTAGAAATTATCAAACGTGGTTATGCTAGCCAAATTAGTTTACGGTATAATACTAACGGTATACTAGTCAATGATGAAATAATTGATATATGGAGCCAATTCCGTAAAGTAAAAGTAGGTGTTAGTTTAGACGGTATAGGACCGCGCGGTGAGTATATACGCTATCCCTTAGATTGGAAGACAGTAGAAGAAAATTTAATTAAGTTAGATAATGCTCCAGACAACATACAGACTAACATTGCCATGGCTGTACAGATACTAAACATTATGCACGTTCCGGATTTTATTAAATGGAAAGTGCGTATGAATTTTAAGAAAGTTAACTTTGATAAGAATGCCGCGGGACATGTAATGGGTGGAGGTTTAGTAGGTGTACACTTGCTATGGATTCCTACTTGGTTAAGTTTACGTGTATTACCTAAAGAAGATAAGGCAGAAGTACGTGAACTATTTTCTGAACTACAGCAATGGTTATGGGACAACTATACACAAGATGCAGAGTTCTGGGAAGTTAATCCCTATGGATGGCGTCGCTGGGAAGGTATACTAGACTGGATGGACGCAGAAGATCATACTAATTTACTACCAGATTTCCGTGAGTACATTAATACAATGGATGCACAACGTAAAACTGATTTTAAAATTACATTCCCCGAGTTGACACATTTACTATGATTACTCGGATTGAATCAACACAACCCCGTAATAGATTAGAACTTCGATGGGCTTTGAACAACGTTTGTAATTTTAAATGTAGATATTGTTT